CTTGTAAAAAATGGTAGATATTACATATAATTTGATTTTTACAGAGCGGTAAGACATAAGTTTTGCCGCTCATTACCGTTATGTGAAGATGAAATCCATGTAATATCAGCAAAGGCAAATAGAATCAAATCTGATGCCACTGTTGATGAATTAGGAAAGGTTTACGAATGGCTGAACACGAAAACAAAGTAGAACTGATTGGGTATTATGGTAGCGACAAAACTCATTGTTTGTCCGCTTGGACATCCACCAGTAGAGATCTTACTGACGATAAGCGTGATAGGATGGGTGGTCTTCTTAATATGCTGGCAAAAGAAGGGCACCATACTCCATTCGAGAAATCTTCTTTCCATTTCTTGGTTACTACAGATATTGCTTCACATATTCATATCCTAAAACATAGGGTAGGTGTGAGTGTTAATGCTGAATCTGCTCGTTATAAGGAGTTGAAGGAAGATAAGTATTACCTGCCGGAAGATTGGGACGCTGTTGAAGTTTCACAAGATTTTGTGTGGGGGGATCATGGATCTGTTGTTGCACTAAAACATGAAAAATGGATTGATATTTTAGAAAAATACACACAACAAGGAAATACTCTTTACCATGCTTGCATGGCAGACCTTGAACCAGTCATAGGACGCAAACGAGCAAAAGAATCAGCCAGATTTTTTAAAACGTACAACAGTCAAATTACTGCTGATGTAATGTTTAACTGGAGGTCGTTTGCACATTTCTTAAATCTTCGAAATAAACCGCATGCACAATTGGAAATCAGAGAAATAAGTGCTACAATGCTGGACCTTGTTAAAAATATCGAAGGTAACCCATTCAAGCTAACTTTGGAGGCATTTAATTTATAATATTGATTGAAATGTGTATAATCTAATAGAAATCTTACGAATTTCACATACTGGTTAAACACAGGAGATATCAATGAAATCCAGAGTCAATGTAGAAGATTTTGTCGGTTATAAAGTAGGGTCTTTAGAAGTAATTAAATTTATAGAAGAAAAATGGGTGGAGTCTGGTAAAAGATATGATCACTACTATTTATGTCGATGTTCCTGCGGTGAGGAACAAGTGTTTATTAGACGGGTACTTATGTCGCCTGCTGTTAAGAAGAGAGATACTATAACGTGCAAAAAATGTAGGGTAACTAATCTTCTTGGTAATAAAAATGGTTTGAAATATCAAGATGATTTAGATAGACACATTGCCATCGTCTTCTCAAATTATAGGAGTAAGTGTAAAAGTAAATCTTGGTCCTTCGATTTATCGTTTGATCAATTTAAAGATCTGGTCACAAAAGAATGTTGGTATTGTGGTCTACCGCCAAACAACTGTAGATCAGACAGAATAGGAGATAAGAGTTTTTCAAGAAAGGCATTGTCTGGCATCGACAGGATAGATAGCGATAAAGGATATCTAATTTCTAATTGTAGATCCTGTTGCGAGGATTGTAATTTAGCAAAAAGAAGACTATCAGAAGATAACTTCTTAAGTTTAGTAAAAAGAATATATGAAAGGCATTTGGACTATGAGTAATTATCGTGAAACAGCACTGGATTCTTTGTATCACCAAGCTATCACCGACAAGGTAAAGGCTGAAGCAAGTCTATATATGTTACTGGATCATCCTGCGGGCATTGGTGACCATAGTACAGGAGATCTACATAATAACCTACAGGAATCCTTAGCGAGTTTAGCAGACGCTGAAGATAGGTTGGAGACACTTAAGAGATTCAGAAACAAAACTGATGGAGGGCTTTCTCTTCGTGATAATGATAAAGGGTGATAATATGCTAACTTGGTATACAACGGCAGAATGGATTGCCTTACAATTTCATAAAAAAGATTTAGAAGATTTAACTGAAATTGAAAGTAATATTGCCAAAAAATTGATCCAAGAAGGATATTTAGACGATAGAATAATTAGTAAGACTGATGGTACACAAAGACATAAGTTATTTTATAGCCATAATGTGCCACGCGAATAAGGAAATGATGTATGAAAATTAATATCATCGGACCTATTAATCAATTAGGATACGGTATTGCTTCATTAAATATAGTAAAAGAATTTAATAAAATTGCTGATGTAGCACTGTGGCCTATTGGAGAAATTCAGTGCAGTAATCTTGGGGATTTTGAAATATGTAAAGAACTTGCTAACAATATGAATAAGTCAGGTTTTGAGGATGCTCCGGTCTTAAAGATCTGGCACCAGCATGATATGAGAATGCCAGAAGGATTGACTGGTAAAAAGATTGGATTTCCTATCTTTGAGTTGGATATATTTACAGACCAAGAAGTTAATGAATTAAATTCAGTTGATCATCTTATAGTGTGTTCAGAGTGGGCTAAAGGAATTGTTGAGCAGAATGGTATCACCGTAACTACTAACGTTGCACCGCTTGGTGTAGATTTAGATATATTTGTCCCAACCAAAGTAGATCAGGATAGAAGTAAAACTATTTTCTTTAACTGTGGTAAATGGGAAGTTCGTAAAGGTCATGATATCCTAATAAAAGCTTGGGATATGATAGATCAAGATAATGTTGAATTATGGATGATGTGTGAAAATCCTTTTAATTCTCTCAATGAGGCGAATTATTGGAGAAATTTATATGATCGCCCTAATGTTAAACTTATACCACGAGTCAACACGCAGTTAGATGTGTATAATATTATGACTGAAGTGGATTGTGGAGTATTCCCATCTAGGGCAGAAGGATGGAATTTAGAGTTATTGGAGTTGATGGCATGTGGAAAGCATGTTATAACTACAGATTATTCAGCTCATACTGAATTTTGTACTAAAGAAAACTCTGATTTGATCCCGATAAGTAGTATGGAACCTGCATTTGATGATAAATGGTTCTTTGGTCAAGGTAGTTGGGCTAAAATAGAAGACTCTACTATAGCTATATTAGCTGAATATATGGAAAACTTTTCATCGTCACGTCAGAATAAGATTAATCAAGCCGGTATAGAAACTTCTAAAAAATTTACTTGGTCACATACAGTACAAGAAATCATAAAATATGTTTAAACTTATAAAAAATTATTTTAATTCTAATACACAGTCTGAAGAACAAATAGAAGAGGATACAGAAAATGGTCAACCTCTATTAAGTATCAATTTTATGTTGACTACAGAAGGAATTCTTTTTATTGATTTGGAAAATATAACTAGGAAGATAGAAGCTAATGAATTAGCCGCAGCAATCAATTACATAAGCTCTTATAAAGGGCAACTGGATGTTTTAGAGATAATCCAGACAAATTTATTAGACTCTGATCAAGAAGAATTGTATAATGATTTTGTTAAACATTTTGCAGAACTAAAAATTAATGAGGCTTCATTATTAAATGAAAGAAAGGAAGAGGATAGTACTCCATATATAAATCCTTCTGAAATGTTACCATGAAAGGTGATAATTATGTCTACAAAAAATAAAATCGGCTGGCAAAAATATGAGGATCTTTTAGAGAAACAAATAAATTCACCTTTAATAGATATGGTAGCCGCCTCAATATTAAAGCCTATTTTTATAAACAAAGAGATGGACTATCCTCCCGAATATCAAGAGGAACAAGAAGGGGTAGAAGAATATCAAGAGGCAGATTTATCATCTGCATTTTCAGCGATGCCAGAGGATTTATCTAACGAGATACAAATGATAACGAACTTTGACTGTTGGTTGGGACATACTAATTTCAATATTAGTAAATCAGTTAAAGATAGGTTAGAAAACATAAGAGGAGTTGAAGTATTAAAAATTTGCAGTAGGTATAGATTTTTTATTGGTGTTGGTAGAATGTTTGACTTTTCTGATGTAAGAAAAGAAATTGAAGAAAGTTTTTTGTAAGGACAAAAGAATGATCCAAGATAGTATTGAAAATTTAATGAAGACAGAGGAAATTATTAGGTTGACAAAATCGGCAACAGCTTCTTTTCGTCATTGCTTAACCCAAGATGAACTAGAAAATTGTATATATCATGCTTTATGGAGAGCTTGTTCTAAATATAACGAAGAGCTAAATGATTGCAAATTTTCTAGTTATCTCTATAATGGAGTTTTAATGGAATGTATGAGTGTAAAGAGATCTAATGAAAAAAGATTCTTTTCGAACACTAAAAGGTCTTTGAAGCATAGCAAATCTTCCTATTCATCTAATGATCATATTGATATGATGGATGAAATCAATAATTGTGCAGATCCATCTATTATTTTCGATAGATATTATAATAATATGACAATTAAAGAAATTGCGAAGACTAATAATATTTCAAGAGAATTAGTTAGGAGAAAAATTAATAAAAACCTAAAAATGATGAAGAGAAATTTGACTGGAGGTGTATAATAGATTGGACTATTGGACTTTTTTTTTGCGGATCTGGACTTTGTTTATTTGTTTATTTTGTTTTATTTTATGAAGGAGACGCAAAATGGCCACAGTAAGACCTTCGGGTGCTGGTGATGTCGCAGTTGGTACTGGTGAAGTTAAAGATGGTGGTTCTATCTTTCAGGCTGGTAATGCTGACACGACTACAGGTCCAATTAGTAATGCAGTAACAATTGTTGGTACTGTTGATGATTTAAGAGATGTGGGTGCTAAAGTAGTAGCTAATGATGGTACGGGTGCCGCAACAACTGATAGAGTTGGTGTTGCTAAAGCTTTATCTGGTGGTACATTAGCATACAATGCTACTGCATCACAATGGGTGATGAGAGGTGGGGGAGTTACAAGCACATTGTCTAATGTTGCTACTACCGCACTCGACACGACAGCAGCCAACTGGAAGGGTGTTGTTCGTGATGGTGTTCATGAATTGCTTACTACCCGTCGTCTTGGTACTGGTAATGGCACATTTGATATTTATGCTACACCAAGCACTGATATTACACCTAACTACACTAAGGGTGCTGGTGCTGGTACTGCTCAAACCTACCACGACGGGTTAGCAGCAAGCGGGGTCGCTACTGATAATGCCGCTACTCCAACCAGATCTGTTCCGGGTGAACTTACATACCACTTTGGTGGTCTGGCAGCACCTACAACTGATGAATATAAAGCTAAAGATGCATTTGAATCGTAAGATTCTTATGGCTTAAAGGATTAAGCAGCCTCACCCCTACCGGGGTGGGGCTTTTTATTGTAGTAGACTTATATTTATTTACTGGAGTTTATATGTCTTCAGATTTACAATTAAATATTGAATTTATTTTAAAGCTATGTACTCCAATTGTTGGTGGATTGGCCGCTGCCGTAACTGTGTTATGGAGATCTATGCATCGACAAATGGTTAATACTGAAACAAGAGTTTGCAAAAAATTAAAAGAGTGTGAAGATAGACATGTTGAACGTGACATGTGGACGGTCTCAATGAGTGAGAAAGTAGGAAGATTAGAAGGACTTATGGAAGGTCATGAACAAGCTAGAGAAGATTTAAAGTCACTGAGTGACAAGGTTGTTCTTTTATTAGATTAGAAAGGTTTTAATTATGGGTTCTGAAAGTTTTAAGTTAAATGGTGCTGAAATTGTATCAGTATTGAAGACGGGTTTACTTGTGGGTGCCGCTGCTGGATTAGCCTTTGTGTCCGAGAGTTTGATTAATATCGATCTTGGTGCTTTGGGTCCACTGGTAGTTCCCGTGGTAACTGTCGGCCTCCAGTCAATAATCACTTGGATTAGAGATAATACGAAGTAGTATGACTGAGGATTTTACTACTCCACGCAAAATCCTAAAAACCTATCAGGACGGATTCGTTGGAACAATATGTAACGATGAAGATATTGCTGATCTTTTAGGTGAATTAAAAAACCCTTTATTTGGTGCAGCAGCATATAGTTTATATGGTAGTGGAGAAGGGAAGCTCTCACTACCTTATAAATCTTTGTTGAAATTTGATAAAGGTTTTGGCCCATCGGAGCGTCAGACTACTGGTGATTGTGTTTCTCATTCTACAAGAAATGCAATTGATCTCACACGAGCTGTTGAGATTGACGTAAAAAAAGAACCAGAAAGTTTCTTAACAAGAAGTGCTACAGAAGGCATATATCAATCTCGCGGACACAAGAGACAGGGAATGTCCTGTTCAGTTGCTGCGAGGTACGCTAATCAAAAAGGTGGTATTCTCTTGAGAAAAGATTATGGATCAATAGATTTATCTGTATATAATTCTAAAATTGGTGCAAATCATTTAATTCCAATGGAGATATATGTCGATGAAGCAAATAAGCATAGAGTCAAAACTATATCTATGATTACCACAATAGAAGAAGCACGAGATGCTTTAGCTAATGGTTATGGTATATCTGTTTGTAGTGGTTATGGTTTTAGCTCAAGAAGAGATGTGAACGGAATTGCTAAACGTGGTAAAGGATGGAGTCATGCTATGGCTTGGATTGCTTGCGACGACACTCAAAAAGTACATAGAGAAACATTGTTTCTAGTGCAAAATAGCTGGGGACGATGGAACTCTGGTCCTAAGAAACACGAACAACCAGATGGTAGTTTTTGGATTCGTGAAAGCGATGCACGAGCTATGTTGGCTAGTCGTGGTTCTTGGGTTTTTAGTGATGTTGATGGTTTCCCAGCTAGGCAATTACCAAATTATGGTACGGTAGATTTTCTATAGGAGAAAGAAATGAAGTTTGGGTTAATCGCTACGACAATGATTGTTATGCTATTAGGTGCAGAAGATAATTACAGACCTAAAATATCTGTAGATATTGCAAAGGTTTTAATATCTAATGGTGTAGATAATACACCAAAGCCTACACCTCAACCAGAAGGTCCACATCCAGATGTAGACAAGTGTATTTGTAAAGGTACTGGTATCATTGTGCAGGGTGATGGACATGAAAGTAAATGTCCATATCATGCAAAGAATGAAGAAACTGGATGTACGAAAGATACTTGTACTGGTAATTGTGGGGATAATTGTCAATGTCGTAGTGGGGAAGCTTGTACTATCCCAACCACCAAGGTTGATGGAAAGATTCAACTGATAGCTAATACAGTTGAAAAGAAGGAAGAACCTGAGTATAATTTGTATTATTTTGGAGCCACTTGGTGCGGTCCCTGTCAAAGAATGAAGAAAGATATTTGGAATGAGAAAAAACATAAGGATGTATATCAATTACTTAAAGAACGTAAGATCAAACTTACTATGCTTGATTGGAACACCCCGGAGCATAGAAAATTATTTAACAAATACAAAGTCAGAACATTGCCACAAACGATTCTTATTAAAAAAGATAGCACTAACAAATTGGTTCACTATACAGGATCGATGAGTAAAAGTAATTTAATGAGAACTATAAAGGACAAAACAAATGAGTAGGTATGTAACACGAGATAATTTAGATAGTTTACATCCTGATGTAAGAAAAATTGCTGACGAAGTGGTCGATAAGATGCATACTAAAGATAGTTATTTTTTCGATATTATAACTATTGTTACAATTTGTAACTGCATAATTAGCGTTATAAGACTAATATATGTATGCTATAGTAATAATGCAGACAGAGCTTTATACTCTATACAAAAACCGGGCCTCTTTCAGAGGTTCTTCATTAAAAGAGAAATTAGAAAAAATTTCGCACGTTATCAGGCCCACGGTTCTATGCCCTCGAAAAATAAAATAAAAAAAGATCTATATGAATCAATAACAGACCAATCCCATAAAATGAATGCAGAAGATATAGAAAATATACTTGGTATTTACAAAAATCATGGATTATTTATAGGAGATAAGCAATGATAGATCAATTAGGTTTAGATGCTTGGCAATTGGTTTTACTTGGTGTAGCTGCTATTGTTTTGATTACTATGTTTATTAATGAAGAAAAAAAGAAAACAAAAAAAGATACAGTTGATATAGACAAATTGATTACAGTTCCTGTTTTGAGACCAAAAGGTAATAATTCGATTCAAATTATGGTTCCCCATGCAGAACCGAATGAGGATATTGTTAGAATTGTTTGTGCTTGGTCATCATTTAAAAGAGAATGCGTTAAAGCTGGACTTGATGAGGCTGTAGATAAAGTTGATACAATTTTTCCATTATTGATTAATCTCAATGGAGGTGACCATGTCGAACAGTAAAGTGTTAGAAATTCTAAATAATAAAACATATCAAATTATTTTTGTTATTGTTTTGGTTTTTATTTCTATTGCTGGTAAACCTATCGCTAAAGTGTTACAAGGTAAAGAAATTACACCAGTTGATACTACACCAGAAATTGTCGAACCATCCTTGACAAATAAAACACTGGTAGAGAGATTAGTATCACTTGATATTAACAAATCAGATAAGAACCAACTCAGGGATTATTTTTTAACATTAGCAGATGTTGTCAAGACGGAACCGGGACTAATCAAAACAACTGAGCAATTTAAAAATTTTAATTCAATTGCAGGACAATTAAACTTTACTGGGCTTGACTTGAAAGATAAGTATGCTAATCTTGGTGAATCAGTAGACGAAATTATTATTGCGACTCTTGGTAAGGAAAATGAAGATCTTACACAAGAGAAAAGAGATAGTTTAGTAGATGTTTTAAACGCTATATCTTGGAGTTTTAATCAATGAGTGATTTTAAAATGGTTGCCGTAAGTGGAGTTATGGAAGAAGAGGTGGTGATTAGTGGTAACGAAAGTGATAAATACAGTGGACTATTTGATATTGATATTACTGATGCACTAATTAAAAAAGCACTAAAGAAGGTTAACCTTGAGCAAGAGCATATTGATAAAGCGAGAGAAGTAATTGATATGTTGGAATTTACCAAAGAAGATGGTAAAGATGTTATTTATGTGAATGTTGGTAAGAATGTACAAGTAAAAATTGTTAGATAGTTGAATTTATAGCCACGCTTTTTATAGGTGGCTATTTTTGTCTTTTGATTTTGGGGATGATATAGAATGAATGTGACTAAGCGTAATGGGGATGTCGTAGGTTTTGATGTTGAAAAAATTCATCAGGTTTTAGAGTGGGCTACAGAAGGATTGAATGGAGTATCATTTTCAGATGTAGAAATGAATGCTAATCTATCTTTGTATGATAAAATTCCTACTTCAGAGATACATCAAATTTTGATTAAGTCTGCTAATGATTTGATTTCAGAAGCAGCTCCAAACTATCAATATGTTGCTGCCCGCTTATTAAATATGCAGCTCAGGAAAGATGTTTGGGCTAGTGGTAAAAAATCTCCTAATTTTCATCAGTTTATTGCAGTTAGAGTTGATAATGGTGTTTATGACTCCATCATTTTAGAGAAATGGTCTAAAGAAGATATTAGTAAGTTTGAATCCTATATTAATCATTCAAGAGATGATTTATTTACTTATGCTGGTCTACAGCAATTAATTGATAAGTATCTTGTTAAGAATAGATCTACCGGCGAGATCTTTGAAACTCCACAATTTGCGTATATGCTGATTGCTATGTGTTTGTTTGACACAGTAGATAAAGTCAAGAAGGCATATGATATTTATTCTACATTTAAGATCAACCTGCCTACACCAATTATGGCTGGTGTCAGGACTACCATCAAACAATTTGCTTCCTGTGTGTTAGTTGATGTGGATGATGATCTTGATAGCATCTTTTCCTCTCTGCATGCCGTTGGTAAGTATACGGCTCGTCGTGCAGGTATTGGTTTGAATATGGGACGTATTAGACCTATCAATGCCCCTATTAGAGGTGGTGAGGTAATCCATACGGGCATCATTCCATACCTAAAGAACTTTGAGTCGGCTGTTAAGTCAACATCCCAGAACGGCCTCAGAGGAGGTTCTGCCACAGTACACGTACCATTTTGGCATTATGAGATTGAAGATGTTCTTGCTCTCAAGAATAATGCTGGCACAGACGATAATAGAGTGAGGAAGTTGGATTATTCAATTCAATTCTGTAAGCTATTCTACGAACGTCTTGTCGCAAATGAAGACATTACATTATTCAATCCGAATGAGACTAAGGGTTTATATGAAGCCTTTGGTGATAATGAAAAGTTTGAAGAGCTATACAAGAAATATGAGAATGCTCGTAGTATCAAGTTTAAGAAAAAGATTTCTGCTCGTAAACTGTGTGAGATATTTGCTAGAGAAAGACTTGAAACTGGTCGCATTTATTCTATGAATATAGACACAGCAAATGAGCATGGGTCGTGGGATATTCCTGTCAAGATGTCAAATCTGTGTCAAGAGATTATTCATCCAACAAACCCTATCAAGGATATTAATGACCCTGAAGGTGAAATTGGTATTTGTATTTTGTCTGCACTTAATCTTCTTGAACTAAATTCAGATGAAGATATTCAGAAAGCTTGCGAAGTGGCGGTCAATACTCTTGAATCTGTTATTGATTATCAAGATTATCCTGTATTAGCTGGTGAAAACTTTACAAAGAACAGAAGATCTCTTGGTATTGGTGTCACAAATCTCGCAGGATTTTTGGCAAAAAATAAAATGTTCTATGGAGATCCTGAAGCATTAGCACTAATACATGAGACAATGGAAAAGATTCAATGGAATTTGATCAATGAATCATGTAAACTGGCTAAAAAGCTGGGACCATGTGAAAAGTTTCAGGATACTAAATATGCTAAAGGGCTTCTGCCAATTGATTGGTACAAAAAATCGGTTGACAAATTGGTTAAACCAGAGCATACTTGTGATTGGGAAGGTCTGAGAAATAGAATAGGAGAATATGGGCTGCGTCATTCGACGTTGTCCGCTATTATGCCGTGCGAGTCTTCAAGTGTGATTCAGAATAGTACGAATGGCATTGAGCCAGTTAGAAGTCTCTTATTATACAAAAAGGCAAAGAATGGTATCTTGAAACAATTAGTCCCAAATTATTATAGTCGTAAGAATTATTATACTAAAGCTTGGGAAATGCGGGATAACGAGGCTATGCTTAATACTGCTGCTGTAATTCAAAAGTTTGTGGATATGAGTATGAGTACAAATCTTTATTACAACTATGCTCATTATGAAGATGGTAACATTCCCCTGAGTATTCTAATTAAAGATCAGATCTATGGCTATAAGTATGGACTGAAGAACTTCTATTATGCCAATACTCCAGATGGAGATGGTGAAACTGAAGAAGATCTAAACTGCGAAGGCGGTGCTTGTGCCATTTGACGATCCGTATAAGCCTCCTAAAATATTAAGAGAGCCAATAATAGCATTAGAAGACTTTATGGTTTGGTTTTGTGTTATTGGTGTGTTTGTATTAGGTTTTATTTCTGGTATAGTTATTACACTCAGGATGGTCAAATGAAAACGATTTTTAATACTAAAAATGTAGACGCTATGAGTCAGCCTTTATTTTTAGGTAAAGATTTAGGGCTACAAAGATTTGATATTATTAAGTACCCAGTATTTACTAATCTCGATAGTAAAATGATGGAGTTTTTCTGGCGACCACAAGAGGTGGAGCTGAAGAAAGACCGATCTGACTTCAAAGAGATGTCTGATAATGAGAAGTTTATTTTTACTTCTAATCTTAAATATCAGACTATGCTTGATAGTGTTATATGTCGTGGCGTTCCTACATTATTGGAATATGTTTCTAATACTGAATTAGAAGCTTGTTTAATGACATGGCAATGGTTCGAAAGCCTGCATAGTAAAAGCTATTCTTACATCATTCAGAATGTTTATGCGGATTCTTCAGAAGTATTTGATGGTATTTATAGCGACAAAGAAATTATGAAGAGAGCTTCCAGTGCTATTGAGGATTATAACAATCTTATGGGTATGGCGGATAGTAAAACAGCCGATCTTAAAAAACAAATCTACATGACTATTGTAAGTATTAATATTCTTGAGGCGGTAAGATTTTATGTAAGTTTTATATGCTCATTTGCTTTCGCAGAAAATAAAAAGATGGTTGGTAATGCTGATATTATCAAGCTTATTAAAAGAGATGAGGCTCTACACCTGTCTAATACTCAAGAAATACTCAAAATTCTTCATAAGGAAGAGAGTGAGGGATTTGTAAAAGTGGCGGAACAGTGTCAAGATGCCGCAATAGAAATGTTTGACAGAGCTGCCCAAGAAGAAAAAGAATGGGCATCTTACTTATTTAAAGATGGGTCAATCATTGGGTTAAACGAAGTGGTATTACATCAATATATCGATTGGTTGTGTATGTCAAGAAGGAAGGCAATAGGTTTGCCATTTGAAAAGGTTGGCAAGAATCCTGTTGCTGGCTGGACAGATCCTTGGATGAAAAGTGAATCTGTTCAGGTTGCACCACAAGAACATGAAATTACCAGCTATAAAATTGGTGCGAGTAAAAATGATTTAGAAGATATGGATTTTGGAGATCTGTTATGAATCTAATGCGGAGGGGTTTTTTGGTTGCTGGTGGTCTTGGCATGTTGTCTCTATCTCAATTAGCTCAGGCCCAAGAACGTAATTCAACCCAACATAAAGCGGTAATTAATATTTTTCTTGGTGGTGGTCCTCCACATCAAGACATGTGGGACATCAAACACAATGCCCCAACTGAGATACGTGGAGAATTTAAGCCTATTTCTACCAATGTTGCTGGTATTCAAATTGGTGAGTGCTTCCCAATGATTGCCTCGATGTTTGATAAATTTACAGCTATACGGTCTGTTGTTGGTTGTAAGAATAGACACGATGGATACCAATGTACGACTGGTTGGCTCAGAGAAGACAAAGTCTCTGGATCGACTTATCCGGCAATTGGGTCTGTCACAGCCAAAGTATTAGGACCAGTTTCTGTCGCGGTCCCACCAAATGTTACCCTGCTTGAAGAAACATCTCATTCTCCTTGGTATGATTTTGAGAAGCCCGGATATTTAGGTACGGCATATCAATCATTTACACCTAATGGTCAGATGATGAAAAATCTAAAACTTAATATCTCTAAGAACAGATTTAATAAGAGACAGGATTTACTCAGGGGTGTTGACATATCTAGCATTGATATGAAATTATTAACAGAAGAAAGTTTTGATGTTCTAATGTCTAGTAAATTATTAGATGCTTTAGACTTATCAAAAGAAGATCCCAAGACTCTTGAAAGATATGGCACTGGAAAACCTTATAAATACCAATATGATGGTGCCGCAACAAACAATCATAAACTTTTAATAGCCCGTAGATTAGTACAGGCTGGAGCCAGATCTATAACATTAAATTATGGTCGATGGGATAGTCATGGTGCTAACTTTGATTTGGTGCGTCATCATGGGTCAAGATTAGATCAGGGTGTTTCAGCGTTGGTTGAAGATCTTAATCAACATGGCATACTGGACGATGTCACAGTAGTTGTTTGGGGTGAGTTTGGTCGTACTCCTAAAATCAATAAAGACGCAGGTAGAGATCACTGGAGTCAAGTCAGTTGTGCTTTAATAGCTGGTGGCGGAATGCGGCACGGCCAGATAATCGGATCTACTAATAGGTACGGAGAAGAAGCGGCAGATAGGCCCGTGCATATTCAGGAAGTTTGTGCTACAATGTATAAAGCAATAGGTATTGATCCAACAACGGAAACAATTATTGACAATACTGGTAGACCACAATATTTACTCGAACATCGAACACCTATACAAGAATTATTTTAAGAATTGTCTTACTCTATGTAGTCGGATAGAAAGTGAGTAGAGATGGCAAGTAAACCTACTGGTGGATTTAGTGAGAAAAACGAAAAAGAACAGCGATGGTACTGTTATATTATTATCGACGATCAAAGGAAGCATGTAGGCTATGCCAGCTCAGAGAAGGGTGCTAACTCTATTGTTAATAGTGCTATTGAAAGGAGGGGCTAATACCATGAATATAAACAGAAAGGGTAACTATGAGTGACCATCAAGCAAGAAAAAGGCAATTAGCAGATATGCAAGAACGTAGATCAAAACAACCTAAAGATCTTTTCTTTAATGTTTTTGCTAATCCTAATCACTATCCAGAAGGGGAAACTACCAATACTGTTGGTAGACATTTGGAATGTATTGATCAGGTGATGGGTAATTTTTGGGAGATTAATGTTACCAGAAAACAACCAAATACTAAACTCCCCAGTAAAGCACATGAATCAGACGCTGGTTGGGATTTATATAGTTGTGAGTCAAAAACTATATTACCAAGCGGAAGAAAAACAATTAATACTGGTATATCATTAGCTATGCCAAATTCATTTGTTGGTTTGATTTGGCCACGGTCTGGTTTGGCAGTTAAAAAAGGTATTGATGTATTAGCTGGAGTAATTGATTCTGGTTATAGGGGTGAGATAAAAGTTTGCTTATTAAATACTGGTGCAATGCCAGTAACCATCGAAGTTGGAGACAGAATAGCCCAAATTTTGTTCCAAGAAGTTCCAAAATTTAAATTAATTGAAACTACGGACTTGAGTGAAACGGATAGGAACTCAGGCGGATTCGGTAGTTCAGGAACATAATATACTTATAAGCGAGGTTCTAATTAATGGCAAAAAGAAGAAATGGTCGGTCAAAAGCTAGTCCACAAAAAATTAAAGTATTAGAGGCAAAAACAGAAAATCAAAGAAATTACATTAAATCTATCATAGAAAATGATGTTGTTTTTTGCTCTGGCCCATCGGGCTGTGGAAAATCATTTATCGCTGCTGGTATTTCGGCTGAACATCTTCATCGTGGAGATATTGATAAGATAATAATTACAAGACCATTAGTATGTGCTGGTAAAGATATTGGTTCGTTACCCGGAGAATTATTAGATAAAATAGCTCCATATTTAATGCCTATGCAAGAAAACTTTAAACATTTTCTTGGTCAAGCATATTACGGACTATATTTTAATGATGGTAAAATTAGTTATCAACCATTAGAAGTTATGAGAGGATCTACTTTTCATAATTGCTATATGATTTTAGATGAAGCTCAAAATTGTACATTTGAACAGATCAAAATGTTTATCACGAGAATGGGTGAGAATTCTAAAGTCTTAATCAATGGTGATACTAATCAAACTGATATTAAAAATAATAGTGGATTAAGTAGATGTATCCAAAAACTTAATGGTATTAATGGAGTTTCAATTTGTGATTTAACTTATTCCGACATTCAAAGGAATGGAATTTTAGGTGATATTTTAACAGCACTGGAGAAAGAGGATGCCGACATATGATTACATTTGTGAAGACTGTGATTATGAATTAAATGATATTGAGCAATCCATCAAGGATAAGCCTTTAAAAAAATGTCCTGAGTGTGGAAATCTTAAATTAGAACGAGTTATTTATGGTGGTTGCCATGTTTCTGTGCGTAGCACAACAACTATTGGTCAACTCGCGGATAAAAATTTTAAGAAGTTTAAATCTCTTGATAACGAAAACAAAGCTAAAAAGAAAGAAGCTAATGCTTCACCTGTGCCTTGGCATAAGGGAGAGGCAAGTAGAGCTGAAATTAATAAAATGACTCAGCAACAGAAACAAAGATATATTATGGAAGGTAAGAAATGAAATATATAAATGAAGAACCAGATATACCAAAGGTTGAGGCGGAAGAAGTCTGGTTTAACAAGGATGGAAAAGAAATTTCTGGAGAAAATGAAAAATTTTACGCTAAAATCATTGCGAAAAACGATAGACAATACTATTATATAAGGGTCTACGATAATTCTCCGTTTGATCCAATTGGAATATATGGTCGTCGCGAAAGAAATTTACCAATTGATATGAAAAGAGTATCTAAAAATACATTTGATTTTTATATGATGTATTTAACGACTAAAAATAGTTTGTATATGACAAGAGCACAAAGGGGATTTTTAAATGACTAAAAAAGGACCACTCGGAAAAGCTGAAGAATTTTATATTCAGCACCATTATAAGATGATGGAAATAGATGAGATATGTAAGGAGCTTGACAGAGCGAAAAGTCTTGTGAAAAGATGTGTAACTAAATGTAAAGATAAAGAGGAAAGTGATTCTGTATTAACTGCTGGTAGTCAATTTGCACATCAAGGTGGTGCCACGGTGATGACACAAAATGCTTCAGAGTTATCTGATGTGGCAAGGCAAAACAATGCTATAGCACCAAGGCAAGAACACTGTGTTACTAGGATAAAATAATGAATGATCAAGAATGGATAAAATCTTATAGAAGAAATAAAGAAGCAATTTGGATAAAAATTCAACTTACAAATGGTGAGGAATTTTATTACGATGAATTTGAAGGATGGAAGACCGTAAAAAAGAAATGCGAAGACGAAGGACTTTTTATTAAAGAGTTGCAACTACAATTTAGATCTCATAAGATTGAAATTGATTTAGAAGATGCTGAAGGTGTCTATTTAATACGATCAATTATGGGTCAGATGGGTTCCGAGAATAAACAGTTTTATACAACTGGTATTCTTAAAGATGGCATTGTATATAAACAGATGTGGTTAGTTCCAGAGTTAATCGTTGAGAAAGAATTGGAAGATGACGTTGAAGATTGTTTCGAAGAAGCACTCATACGTAATGGCTAAAAGAAAAAGAACCGAAAAAAGTAAGTATAAACATCAATCTACTGGCGATCATTGTACATGTGCAGCATATGTCGCTGAGATTATGTGTATGAAATATGCTGAATATAAAAATGTCGGTTCATTACCATTTAAGTTTTGGAGTGTAAAGCCTTGGGATTGGACATTTAAAAAACAATTGATCGCTGCTAATAAAATAATTAATGAATACAGTGAAGAGGCTGTAGTAAGAGCTATTAACTCTAAAGAATGGGGAAAAATCTTTTCATTAAAGAACAAGAGGGCAATTCCTATTATTAAAAAGTATAACAATATCGTCAAGAAGGAAAAAGAACAAGAAGTTCAAAAGCTTGATGTTAAAGAAGATGCTGAGACTCGTGGAACAAGGTTTGGTAAGAAATCTAAACTAAATAAATTAAGGAATCTTAAGTTCGATGGCAAAAAAGAAGAATGATAAATTCAAAGATGATCCAGTGTGCAATCAAATTGTCAATAAGTGGGGTGATTTGATTCAAGAAGGAAGTAAAGTTCTTGAAGATTTGTCCAACCATAAAGTCATTCCAGTATCACCAGCTTTAGATATTGCACTTGGAGGTGGTATACGAGAAGGGAATGTTGTTATTATGACTGGCGATCCTAAGACTGGTAAAACAGTTACAGCATTGTCATTTGCTGCTCAGGCACAGAAATATGGAAAGAAGGTTTTCTATTTTGATGTTGAGGGTAGACTGAGTAAGCATCATCTGGATGCCATCAAAGGTTTAGACCCAGATGGTGTGAAGATTATTGGCACATCAGAATCAAAACCTGTGATTTCTGCGGAAGAATACTTAAATACTCTCGAAACTTTAATTAAACAGCAAGATGATCTTGTAACCATTGTTGATTCTACATCTAATATGTTACCACAAGATGAACTTGATGGTGAAATTAGAACTGGAATTAGAAACGCATTACCAAGACTGTTAGCACAGTTCTTTAAAAGAATCAGCGGTGATGTAGCCCGTAGGGGTGCTATTTGTATTTTTATCACACATAACATTGCTAATACTGGTGGTAGTAGATTTTCACCTAATAAGATGTCTGACGGTGGAAATATGTTACAATATCAGGCAGGCACCAATATGGTAATTACTCACCGTGGTAAATGGGAGTCATCTTCTGGTAATGATGTTGGGCAGGTGGCACACTGGAAGATTAAGACATCTGCCGCTGGTGGTATTCCTAATTCATTAGCAGATAGTTGGATTAAATATGGAGTTGGTATTGATCATGTTCAAGAAATTGCACAAATTGCTTCCGAATTGAGCTTGATCAAGAAGGCTGGTGCGTGGTATACAGTAACTACTGGTGTTAACAATGTTGATAATCCAATTATTAAAAATATTCTAACTAAGAACGATGTCAAGGATGATACAGAAAGTATAGAAAAGTTTTTCAAGTTTCAGGGTATGCAAAACTTAACAGAGTTTTTAGAAAATAATCAGGAAGTTTGTGACTTTATATACGAAGAAGTTAAGGATATGATGCTGGGATGAAATTTGTTGGGTTTAATGGTAGACAATACAATGTAAAACTTGATAATTATATCATTAGAGCAGATGACACTACTAAGAAGTCTCAGTACCATTTAAAGACTAGAGAATTATTACACCAGATGTTTGCTGGTTATTCTATTTTAGAAGAAGTAAAATTACCCGGATCTAGAAAACCTCATTTAAAATCTGTATTATTCCTTGATTTCTTTATTCCAAACCTTATGATTGGCGTAGAGGTTCATGGTAAACAACATTATGAGTATGTACCATACTTTCACAAAACCAAAGCCAAATACATACAGGCTATAAAAAGAGATTCCTTGAAAGAGGAATGGTGTGAATTAAACAATATTAACTTAATCGTTTTAAAATATTCTGACGATATTGAAGATTGGAGAGAACAACTTGAGTCACTGTGAGGAACAGCTCAAAACATTTCTGGATAGAATAGATGAGTACATCGAAAATAGAAATCTGTCTTCCCTAAACTATTCTGATGATTTTAGAGAAGCCGAAAGATTATCTCTTGACAATATCAGGCAATTAAATCAAGATGATTGTTTCAATTTCGCATTAATGTTGTATAATTATGCTGATCATATTAACAGTGAAAGGTCACGGCAGGAGTCGGTAATATACTTTTGTGATAAATGGATTAATCAGATAGTAGCTAGAGACTTTATGGACTTTCAAAATGTTTATGCTAACAATGATTTAAAGACTCAGATGATTATTAAAGAAAACAGTGTAGCACAAAAATTGGTTGATTTTAAATCTGTGGCAGAAAGTAGGATTCTATCCTTGAAAAACAAAGAGTTTAATGTTAGAAAAAAGGCAGATTGCTTACTTGAAAAAGGAAGAAAGCTATGATGGAAGACTTCTTGAAATCACTGAGTCCAGAGCAAAAACAAAAAATGATCCAGATGTTAATGGATGATACACCGGAGGAATCAGAATTCACAGTTTCATCGTCACCAGATGACGATTCAGCTTATCATTCTGATCCTCCAAAGAATAAAGTCGCTGCAAGGGTCAACGACGATTTTACCGTTTCTAGAAAGGAACAACAAAATGGGAGGCAAGCCGTGAGAGCAAGAAAAAACCGATGGACAGATGATGGTATTGAACATATGGATATTGAAACTCCAGATGTTAAAAGGACTGCAAGAAACCGTTCTAAGCCAGGGAAGAAAAGAGTAGAATGTCATGTTTGTGGTAAAACCTTTTCTGTTAATCCCGCACTTGCGTTTGGTGAATACCATCGCTGTAACAAATGTACCGGATAAATAAATGTCTAACAATCTGATGGATCTAGGTGCTGAAAGAGCGGTCCTAGCAGGTATTTTTTCATATGGTTTAGAATCATATGTTGAAGTATGCGATGTTATTGATAGTGATAGTTTTTCTCATAAAAATAATCAGGTTATCTTTAAATGTATAGAAAAGATTATTAAAGATGGAGCAGAAATAGATCTACCATCTTTGCTATCAGTAGCTAAGAAATTAGATTTACAAGACATAATTAATTCTAATCAAGAATTAGAGTATATAAATTCCTTAATGGAATATCCTGTAAAAAAAGACAATGTACTTTACTTTGCAGCACAAATAAAGAAATTTGAGTTCGCAAGGAAAATTAAGAAGCTAACCAATAAAATTGGTAGAGACATTGATGATATAAACGGTGATGAATCAATTGATGAAATCATCAACATCTTAGAAAACCCAATCACAGATTTTTTAAGAGAAGATGATACTGGTAACAAACCCGAAAGGATTGGCGATGGTGTAGACGAATATCTTGAGTTTCTCATTGAGAACAAATGTGATCAAATTGGTATTCCAACAGGATTTGCTAGATATGATGCAGCTATTGGAGGCGGCTTGAGACCGGGCTGTGTCGATTTAGTATCTGCAAGACCTAAAGTAGGAAAGAGCGTTTTTGGTGACAATGTCGCCATCAACGTAGCTGCTAAAGGTATTCCAGTATTAATGCTGGATACTGAAATGTCAAAGGAAGACCACCTTAATCGTATTATTTCTAATCTTAGTGGTGTTCCGATTAACGAAGTAGCTACCGGACGATTTACTGATGATGATGAAAAAACCATCAAGGTAAAGCAGGCAATTGATCATATTAAAGATATTCCCTACACCTACGTCACTGTTGCTGGTGCTCCATTTGAACAGATATTGAATACAATTAAACGATGGATTATGCAGGAAGTTGGTCAAGATGAGAATGGAAAAACCAACCAATGTGTTGTTGTCTATGACTATTTGAAGTTGATGACATCTGGATCTATCACTAATAATATACAAGAATACCAAGCACTGGGATTTCAGATTACAGCATTGCACAACTTAGCTGTTAAGTATGAGTTTCCTTGTTTGTCATTTGTACAGTTGAATAGAGATGGTATAACTAAAGAGTCTACAGATGCTGTTAGTGGGTCTGATAGATTGATTTGGTTATGTACATCTTTTTCTATTTTTAAAACTAAGTCAGCAGAAGAGTTAGCTGAAGATGGTCCCAATGCTGGTAATAGAAAGCTCGTACCAATCGTATCAAGACATGGTCCGGGAATGGACGATGGTAATTATATTAATATGCGTATGGTTGGAGACCATGCTCAATTATTAGAACTGCGTACCAGAGATGAACTCAGAGCAGGTGGAGGTGCTGACGGTGCTATCGAAGGTGCTGAAATTCCAATCGAGGAAGATGAATAATGATTACAGTTATAGCCATAGGTATAGCAACAGTATGTTATTTAGTGGGAGCCATTGGAAATATCTTACAGAAAGATTATCCACATACGTTAATGTGGTTTTCGTATGCAACAGCAAATTTAGGACTATTGTGGTATGAGTACAACAAAGCAACCGGCAAATAAAAAATTAGACTTGAATAAAGTCAAACAAATTATTTTTCGAGACATAGAATTGTTGTTAAACAATTTAGAATTATCTTTCCAAAAGAAAGATGATAATTACTTTATGTGTTGTCCGATACATGAGGCAAGTGATAATCCTCATGGGCTATCAATATCAAAGAGTAAGATGTCTTGGCGATGCTGGACGCGAGGGTGTCATGAACAATATAATACAGACATACTTGGATTTATTAGAGGAGTATTATCAAAAGAGAATGAAGCATCGTTTAGCGATGTCTTGAGATTTGTTTGTAAAATATATAACATTTCAGATGCTGAATTTTTAGATGAGCCAGAAGAAAAAGTAGAATCTGATTTTTCTACGATGGTTAAGATCTTTAATAAGAAAAAGCAGGAGACATATACTAACTGTTCTTTCCCAAATATTAAAACAAGTAATAGGTCAGAGTATTTTGAGCAAAGGGGATTTTCTCGTTCCACGTTAAAACATTTTAATATCAGAGATTGTTCAGATAAAAAGTCCTATATGTATGGTAGATCAATTATTCCAGTACATAACAATATGGGTAACCAGATTGCTTTTATAGCAAGATCTAATAAGGACTATGTAAGACCAAAATATTTATACTCAGATGGATTTAAAAAAGCACAACATCTATATAATCACCATAGAGCATTTAGTAAAGCAACTGAAACTTCGTGTTTGTTTTTAACTGAAGGTCAAGGTGATGTATGGAAAATGTATGAAGCTGGAGTAGAAAATTGTGTAGGACTTTTTGGTAAAGATATATCACATTACCAGAAGGATACACTATTAAAATCTGGAGTAACAACATTAATTGTATTGACAGATAATGATCAAGCTGGTAGAGAGTCTAAAATAAAAATCAAGAGAGAACTAAGTAGATTATTCACTTTAAAATTTCCCAAAATGCCCAAGAAGGACATTGGTGATATGTGTATTGAATCAATTCAAGAGAAAATTACATCTAAACTGAAAGGGTTGTACTGATGAGGTTAATAGGTATAGCAGGAAAAAAGCAATCAGGGAAAAATACTGTTGCCAATATCTTACATGGTATTGTATTAAAAGAACAAGGAATGATATCTGAGTATACTATTTCTCCAGATGGTCAATTGTTGATTAAGACAGATGAAATTTTAGAATGGGCTGAATTTGATATAACTAGAAAAGACAATGAATTTATTAGCTATGCAGAAAGAGCTATGTATCCATACGTTAAGCTATACAGCTTCGCTGACTCTTTGAAGACGATATGTATCGATCTTTTCGAGATCCCGCCTGAGAATGTATTCGGAACTAATGAACAGAAAGATCAACCTGTCGAACATTTGAGGTGGGAAAATATGCCAGGAGTAATGGCTCCAATAGACTGGTCAATAAGGCAGGACTGTGTAGTTAGCGGATACACTCAGTACCCAGAAAGATATAATCTTCAACTAAAAGATGACGGCCCAATGACCGCACGTGAATTCATGCAACACTTCGGCACTGATATCATGAGAAAGATTTGGGAACCAATTTGGTGTCAAAATACAGTTAATAGAATTACCGAAGAACAATCTGAATTAGCAATTGTAGCTGATGTTAGGTTTCCAAATGAGGTTGATGTTATTAAAGATGCCGGTGGTATTGTCATTAAATTGAATAGAAATCTATTTAAAGATGAACATCCGAGTGAAACTCAATTAGATAAGAAAAACTACAAACAGAAAAATTTTGATTATGTTATTGAAAATCAAGGTAAAGGGAAGACTATTGCGAGATTACAAAATATCATCGAAGCTCTATATAAGGATAATCTATGTTAATAAGTTATTTCAGAAGCTCCAGCTATAACAATTGGCGATACTGTGAGATGCAGTATTTTATGACTTATGTTCTTGGTCACCAGTCTACCTCTGGTAAGAAGGCAGAACTTGGCACTATGGTCCATAAAGTTATGGAAATTCTTGCTGGACTAAAAAAGTTTCAACAAGACAATCCTAGAAAGAAGTACTTATTAGTTGATGATGATGCTGCAGGTAAAATTAAAATCCATAAAGATAAATTATACTTAGATGAAACAGTAGAAGATCTTTGTGATCTTAGTCTTGAAGCATACAAAAAAGATTCAGTTCACCCGTGGCGACCTGCCGATAGAAAAGAAATATCTAAGATAGCGTGGTTGATGCTGAATCATAATGATGGTCAGTTTGATCCAAGGAATAGAGATATTCACCATCCAGAACCCCATTTTGATATTCCAATTGAAGAAGATTGGGCTAAAATTTCAATTAAGGCTGCGGATGGCACCACGATTGAAGGACAATTGGCAATAAAAGGTACAATTGACCTTGTAACCAAAGTAAGTGATGATACAATAGAAGTGATTGACTGGAAGACTGGTCGCAGACTTGACTGGGCTACTATGGAAGTCAAAGACTATAAGAAGATGCAAAATGATCCTCAGTTACTTTTATACTTCTATGCTATCTCTAAATTATACCCAGAGTTTCCAAATAGAATTATGAGTATCTTTTTCTGTAAGGATAAAGATGGTAAGATTGATCCATATCCATTTAGTTTAGCATTTGATAAATCAGATGAAACAAGATTTTTGGGTATGCTGAAAGACAGATTTGAAGAGATTAAGAATAATCAAAATCCCAAGTTACTAGATGTAAACAGAAAAAGTTTTAAATGTAAAAGTCTATGCCATTTCTGTAAAAACAAATGGGAAGGCTCAGACAAGAGTATGTGTGAGTATGTACATGATCACTTAAAAACACATGGAATGGATAAGACTGTTAAGGATTGTACCCGAA